ATTCTCATCTACAACTTGACGCTGTGCTAAAGAATCATAATATACAGTACGAATAGTACCAATACGACCATCAATAACTGCTGTAGCAGATGCGCCATAACCACCCCCACCTGAGATTGTTACAGTGGCACGTGTATAATCGATACCACGATTGATAATTTGAATGCTTTGAATTCTACCGTTTACAATTATAGCCGATGCTGATGCGCCTGTGCCATCACCATCGATGGTCACTGTAGGTGCAGAAGTAAATCCCTGTCCTGGATTTGTGACACTGATTGATGAAACGCCAGAGAATGATTGTGGTATCTCATCAAACTGAACAGCACGATCAACACCAGCAGAATCGGTAACAGTAAAGAATGTTGAAGTCAGTTTGTTACCAATCGTACCTCTACGCAACGGTACATTAAAGTTGATTGTGTATGCTGTAGATGAGTTTAGTGACGGCGTAAATCTTTTCTGTACACGCACAGATACTTTAGAACCAATAATAGAATTGGAATCTACATTATCAATATTATCTTGTACTTTGGATAAAATAAACTGAGAACCAAATTTATCCAGATTAGATGATTTATACAAAAGAACAGCATTTCTAACTGCGGTCTTTAACTGTGTGTCAGTTAATGTAGTTTTATTTGGATCATATGTAACTGTAGGTGAAATTAACAGATACAGATATTCTGGATCACGAATAACTGTTTGAACTGCCACAATTGCTTTAGGTTTAATAATTTCATCAACGATGCGTTGTTTCTCAGCATCAGAAAGATAATAATTTGTTTTAGGTTTTAGTGCAACGTAAACCACACCAAATGATGGAGGTGTTTCATCTTCACCACCCCAAACAGAAACAGAATCAACAGATGGGTAATTTTTTGTGATATATGCTTCGTAGTCGGAGAATGTTACCAAACGATTTTGTGTCGTATATTGTAATGGAGCAGCAAACTTAATATTGTCTACAGATTCTCTTTCTGCACCACCAGCCGCTTCAGAAACGGGTGTGATATCAAAATCAGTGACATTATTATTCAATGAATCTGCAAGAGTTTCAGTGGCAACAAAGTTATTTGCTTTGTTCGCAGCATCACCATTCGTTACAAGATATGTGATATTGACAATAGAACCATCAGCAAGTTTTTTTCCAATTACATTGTCGCCAAAATAAATCTGATATTGTTGTGCTTTGCCTTCTTGTAAGTAAAACACTTGTGACTGAGTTGTAGTATTGCTTGCATCAGATGCCAGTGTGTATACCGAAATTTCTGTATTAGTTGCTGAAGGCTGAACTGTGACAGTAACAGTGGATGTGTCTACACTATTGTCAGGTAATGTGAAAACTTGCTTTGGATTCGTTGCTTCATTATGAGTATACGAATATGTGACAAGTTGGCCTTCGTAAATTGGAAGGTTGATAAAAGAGAAACTTGTGTTTGATTTTGTTACTGTAGTTTCACTGAGAGTCACGAATCCATAACTAACACCATCGATATCGTTTGATAAAAATCTAAATCCTTTTGGAATAGTTAATGTTGCCGATGTATTTGAATTCGTATTCGCAGTAAAGTTAATTGTTGCTCTAGGTGCTTTACGAGAATATGGAACATAACCTAAAGTTTTGGCATGTGATACTACGGAATCACGAAGCAGTGCTGTATCCATGAATGCTTCATTGGCAATCATGTTTAAATAGTATGCTTGATAATGTGTATTATAGGCAAGAATATCCAACAGAACAGACAGACCAGAACCTTCAAAGTCATAGTCAGTAAATTCCGATTGTTGATTTAAAAATGTTTTTAGATTTCGCTTGATTGCATCAAAATCAAGTTCTGTTACTCTTAGTCTGTCTGCCATTTTTATCTAATTCTCTCTAAGAAGAAATCAATAGTGATAGGATTAGGATTGTTTATAATCATAAAAGTCATTTTCATACTGTAAAGATTATCGTCTGGGTACGCAGTGGCATTTAAATCTAATATTCTAACTCTAGGTTCATAATTATTGATTACTTCAGCAATCGCTCTTTCTATTTGTGCTGCAATAATTGGGTCGACGTTTTCAAACAAAAGTGAACGAACTCCACTTCCCAATTCAGGACGAAATGGTCGCTCGTAGAAATTAGTAGATACAAGATTCTTTACAGAATTGATCACGGCATACTCATCCAAATATTTGGTCACATCTTTCTTTACTGGATGAGCATTAAAATTTAAATCCAAGTCCCTATAAGTTCTTTCGGAATCAATTCTTGGATTATTGGATGTTATTGTGGTTGCCATTGTTTATTTATTCAGCCTCCAGCAAAGACGTTACCCGAACCAGATGTTAAAGTGTGACCAGAATACTCGTCACCTTTTCTACCAACACCTTTTCCGTTCACAAATACGGTACTAGAATACGATGTCAAAGACACTACGTGCGGCACACAAGAATCACCAGATTGTATTAGATGCACTTGACACAAATCTCCAGCACGAACTGCACCAATGCCATTTACAAACACATCCGACGAACCCTGATCAGTCACAGTTGTAGCGTCACAGCCGTGATTGGTTGCTATAGAATCTGTTCCGCTTTTTCTTGATACTGCTGGCATGTTAGTTTAGATTAATTGTCTTACCGTTTACGATTACATCACCAGTTACATTCAGTCTATAATCTCCATCAACATATATCTGAACATCACCTTTAATATACACAGCCTCATCACCTGCTACCACTGTGTACTTGTTTCTCTGTATTCTTTCTGCACGATCACCCTCTGGTCCCCACTCTGTATATGAACCTGAACGATGATACACATGAACACGCTCCGCACCTTTCGTATCATCAAACTCCAATGCATGTCCTGACTCAGATTCATACACATTATTGTATGGATACTTTGCATTATAGTACGGTGCAGGTTCTACTTTATTTGCACGTTTTGCTTTCTTTGCTGCCACAATCTCTGACGGATAATCAGCATCGTTTCGTGCAAGTCTGGATGTTGTTGGTTCATCTAACTTACGTGGATAATTTGTTGCAGATTCATATGGCTTAACTGGTGCAGCAGCAAGTTCAGCAGATGTTCTTGGATCGTTAAACCCTTGTTGTCTGTTTGCTGCTTTCAATGGAATGCTAGGAAACATACCTAACAACACAGGTTCTTGTGCGTTTTCTCCATCAATAAAAAAACCAAACACCATATCACCTTCTTTGGGTGCATATATATTTGGTGCATTCACAGGCACACTCGGCATAGCCCAAGGTAACATATTAGTTGGCAATTGCATTTTATTATCTGAATGCCATCCAACACAACGAACACGACAACGACCTAATTTTAATGGGTCTTGTCTATCCTCAACAACACCAATCCACCAAATAAATCCATGTTGTCCAGCAAAATCTTTATTCATTAATACTGCTCCAATACTTTATTGGCAAGAGGATTACTTACATATTGTGCTGGATTGTTTGTTGAATCAGATGCAACTTCAATTATGGTAACATGTCTTGTTAAACCGATGATGTGTCTTGTACCAGTAATAATATATTTACCACTCACAGTCAAATCTTCTGCCTCATTCTCACCTTTTGTTTTCATACCAAAACCTTGCGTTCTAAAATTTACATTGAATCCCGATGATAAACTAAAGTTACCAGGCATGGTAATTTTCAATCTTTTTGCAATCAGATTATTCAAAATTGCTTTTCTTTGAAAAATAGACAATTCTTGTGTTTCTGTTTTTGAGATTGAAGCCGGATCATATTTTTTAATATAGTTACTATTCTTTCTTGCTGCACCAAATATACTTAATACTTTACGTGAATCATATGTTGTAAAATTTGATGTTTGATTCTTATTGTGTATTTCTGATGCAGTTGAATTTTTATTGCCGTGTTCAACCAATGAATAGTGTGAGTCAAAAGTAAACGGTGTAGAACCCATAGTTCTAGTCAAAGGATCAAACCCTATAAACTGACCTGCATTAACACCAGAGGTGATCTTATCCACAATATCATTTTGTGTTATGACTTCATAA